TGGACCTTTGTTGTGTTCGTGGCGTGGGTTGTCTGCTCCCTGTGGAGCCTATTCGATTTCCACCTGTGGATGGTCACAGTGGACATCTGGCTCACCTTGGCCGTCCAGGGCCTCGCTCTGCTCTGGGTGCTTAGGTGGGCTTCGGGCCCTGCATGGGTCAGACACGTCTACGAGATACACACCCGCCAATACAAGGGACAGGTTGCGCCATGGACACGGCGCGAACTCTATGAGATCCCCCTCGACCAGCGTAACGACCTCATGGCCCAGGATAGGCTCAAACACCTGGATTCCATGATGATGGACGCAGTCTACAGGCGGACGTTCTACTTTGAGGGCAGGGCAGGACGGTGGTTCAGGTTGTTCATCGCCCCGTTCATGAGGCTTCAAAACTTCACTGACACGGGCAATACAAGAATGACAATCTCCTGGGAACTCTACACCCAGCTGGTCAACTATCACAACACTTCAAACAGGATTGATCCAGAACAGGCGGCGGTGCGAATCGACGCCTGGGCGAGGACTAAGGGCACTGTGAACGTGGATGCGTATCTCGCGTCGTGCGGAGAACCGGTCATAGGCGCTACCGTCAAGGTGGCGTGGGCCAACTTCTGCGACGCCCAGCGAAAGCTGGCGCACCTCCCTTTTCACATTCCCCCCGCTCTGGACGCCTTGTCGCGTATGGGTATAACAACGTCGAAGTCTGTCTACCAAGACTGGAGCACGTTAAGGAAGGGACGGTCGTCAGTCCCGTCCGAACCGTACCTGTGATAGCCGAACCGGAGATGGTCAGCCTGGGATGTACGTGGCGGGGATCCGAGGGGGAAGGCAGGGCGCTCCCCCATCCCAATTCCAGGGACCAGAGGAATGTCAAAGAGGGGGTGCTGATTCGTGCTGCACGCAAGCCACCACCTCGAGTCACGATTCGAGCACGCAGGTTCCGCCGCTTCACGCAGCGGTGGTGCCGGAAAAACATGACTCCGTTGAAAGCAGTCCCGACCTTTGAGGACTGGCTCGAAACAACGTCCTACACGGAGTCACGCAAGGAGCAGCTTCGGGAAGCTAATGACGAGTGCCTAGCAAACGGTGGCATTTGGTCTAACCCGAAGTACACAGCCGTCAAATCGTTCATGAAAGATGAGACCTATACCGATTACAAGTACCCTCGTGCCATCAACTCGCGCCATGACGCTTTCAAGTGCGCGAGTGCACCCTTCTTCAAGGCCATAGAGCAAGAGCTATTCCAACTGCCGTACTTTATCAAGAAGGTACCAGTGCGGGAGAGGCCAGCCTATATCCTGGAGAGGTTGTACGCACCTGGGGCCAAGTACATCGCCACGGACTACACAGCCTTCGAGTCCCTCTTCACAGAGGAGCTCATGAACGACTGTGAGTTCATTCTCTACGAGTATATGACATCGCACCTAGCCGAGGGACGCACATGGTTCGCAATGATCCGGAAGGTCCTCGGCGGTCTAAACAGGATTGCATTCAAGCATTTTACACTGGAG